GCTAGTAATGAAAATACTCAAAAAATCAAAAAATATATAAAGTACATTGAGTAATTAACAGAACCTATACAAGTTGAGAATACTACATTTAAAGTATTAGCTAAAAGTAAATATTTTAATTATTACGAGGGGTTGCCAATGGATATAAGTTTCTATTCGGATGCTATTAGAACAGTAACTATTTTAAATAAAAAGACAGGAATAAGCACTACTAAAGAATTTACTATCGGAGTTAACAGACTTTATTTATCTAATGGCGAAAATATAAACGGATTTGAGAGCGTAGTGCCTTTGGTAATCGGCAAAGTTATCTATATTAAAAAGGGATTGTACTGTTCTTTTAGCATCTAAATAAAAGATGTCGTTTATAGCATCAATTACTATCTGTCTTACATGAATACCATTAGATATTTGCACCTCGCAGGACATAGCATTTGGTGTGCTAAATTCAAAAACTTGGTTGTTAAATAAGTTTTCTATTTCTTTATTTGGCTGTTCAATAAATGTTATCATGCCCTTTGTAATTGTTGATTTATATCTAAAGTAAACTCCGTTAAAATAGACTTACCATAAGCCTCTGCAATAGCTTGCACCCTTTCTTGTGTTATAACTCCGTCTATCAAATCCGTTCCACCTTGCTTAAAGTAGCTTGTACCCTCATTAGCTATTTTTCTTGCTATTAAAAAAGCTAAACTATCTTTACTTATTTTGTCTTTGGGTGTTATTCCTTTGTCGTCTATCCATTTGCGTATTACGTTTATAGGTGGGAACTTACCAGGTGTTCTACCTTTAGTTAAATACTCCGTATAATTTAAACCAAAGTATTCTACTATAACATTTTTTTCTACATACTTTATAAAATATTCTAATTGACGCTCCCACTCGCCGCTGGCTTTCATTCCTAATTCATTATACTTTTTTATAAAGTCTAATTTTAACTGTTCAACCTCTTTTTCAAATAACTCCATTGGTTATAAAGTTTTGTTTTTGTAGGTCTGTTAAATCGCTTGCATCGTTTATTTCAACCTCGTAATCAAAACTAATACCATCGTAATTGATATTAAAAAGATTATAAAAAGGTTGTGCGTTACTTAATCTAAAAGTATAATCCTTGCAAAAGTAAGCTAATAATAATTTATGTATTTCTAATCTATCTAAATTATAAACAGTATTTTGATATTTATCATTATCAATAACTCCGTCAATATTAGAGGGGACTGCAAAGTATAAACGCCCTGTATAGGTTTTGTTATTTATAAACCCTGTATCGCCTTGAGTGAAGTTAATTCTACCTTGTGCATGAAAACAATACACTCCGTTAAAAGCATCATCGACAAGGTTTTGAAAGTCTAAACTTTCTCTTGTTAGATAGTAGTATATACCAAAGTAAGTACAGAAATCTTTTAATAAAGTTACATCACTTTTCATTTTCTAAAAACTTTTGAACATCAGCTTCATATTTCATTTTCAAAGATAGTGAAAAAATTAAACCATAACTCCATTTTTCTACTTTTTGCGGAGGTGTTGCAAACCGTTGCCCTATATCGTCTAAAATATTAAGACTACCAAAGATACTGAAACGCTCTATGCCAGCGTTAACTAACCTTTGCGATGGTTCGCTTTGCAAGTGCTTTTCGCTTTCTTGTATTGTTTTAATTTGCTCTACTATGTAGTTGTATGCCTTGTAAAAATCTAATAGTCTAAGGTTCTCAAAGTCTTTAAATTTGAAAACTATTTTTAAAGCTTTTAAAATATTCTCTTCATTTGGGTTTTGTATAGTGTCTTTTAAAAACTCTATATTTTTAAATGATATTGCCATAAAGTCTTTGGCTTTATGTCCGTTTAAAACATTACTACCCTTTACTTTTTTAAATATAAAAACGCTGTCAGGGTATTTGTCAATGTCTTTTAAAAGAGGATTATCAACGTACATAGGTAACGTGTTTATTTTTAAAAAGGTTTTCGATTATGCAATAACCTCCAGCCTCTGTTATGTGGTCGTATCCGCTTTGTTTATCTGGTATGCCATTCTTATACGTTTGGTTTTCTAAAGCCTCAGCATAAACAGGGCATAATTTATCGTTAACGTAATACATATCACGTTGAAAGGCAAGGTTAACAGAATTAACACGCTCGCTAACATTTGGGTTCTTTGTAGGTGCTTTAACTATAAAGCCATTCTTTTTAAGAATTGCAAAATCACTCGCTCCACTTGTAGAACGTGCATCGCCACTGGCATCAGGGTTTATAATAAAGCGGTGGTTTTTATAATTCTCTTTTAAAGCATCGCACATGGACTGTGTATCATACGCACCTGCAACCTCTCCAATAGCGTAAAGACGTCTATTTCTTAAAACGTGTATAACTGCATTCATGTTAGTAATATTGAAATCTAAACCGACATATAAAGCCTCCATTGGTTTTGCAGTTTCATTGGTTCGGTGTGCCTTGCGATTATATGAATTGTAAACACTTTTAGTATTCATGTTAACAAACTCCCCATTTAAGTAAGCTGTTAACTGCTCTTTGGTATAGGTTTCCTCGAGGGTCTCTATGTAGTCTTTTGGTAAAAATGGATTATCCATTGTTTTGGCTTTAATAATAGCTTTGTTAACAGTTGCATTTTTAACAAAAAAATCATGTAGCCATTTAAACCCCTCTGGTGTTCCCACTACGTCTGTTTGGTTTATGTACCCTTTTGGCAATACCTTTCTATTCCTTGCTATTACTTTTGAAAAAACATCTTGCATTTTATCCTTTGGGAGTGCATCGGTTTCGTCTATTAAAGAGTAGCCAACCTCGTAACCTATTATACGGTCGGGGTCGCTCATATTCCTTAGAATTATATCACCATAAGTAGTATGAATTCTATTCTCGGATTTGTTTATGTGAAATTGAATATTGTAATTGGTAAGTTGTTCAAAAAATTTAGGAATAGCTACATCTTGAATTAAGCCATAGGTAGGTAAATAGTATGCTACATCTATATTATTATATAGAAGTTTCTTTATTATTGTTTTAGATACTCCAACGTGGCTCTTTCCACTACCATAACCACCTATAAGGGCTGTATGTTTAACATTGCTATTAATAAAACTACGCTGGTGTTTCAGTGTCGGTATCTCCAACTGCATCTGTAAGTTTTATTTCAGATATGTTAGTATTATTGCTTTCAATATACTGCTGTGATAGTTTCCTATGTTCCTCTTGTGATGATAGCAATTTCATTAAAGCCATTTGCAGGGTTGCATTATCGCTATCATACCATTTTTTACGCATCGAGGTTTTGAGGGTAATCTTATTATTTTCAATTAAACCCTTTAGTTCGTTGAGTTCGTCGGAATTAATAGGGAAGTGGTCATACAAAGTTGTTTTATTTATTCCTATAAAAGTAGCAACCTCTTCAATGAAAATTAATCTTTTTGAAACTATTTCTGTCTTTGCTTTTTCAAATAATACTTTAGTGTTGTATGCCATAATGTTAATCTTTTAAACCTACAAACGCTTTTAATGGGTAAAATACAAGTGAATTTCTATAACCTCCGTCAAGTGTAGGTATAATAGGCGTTACTCCGCGCATATTTCTCCAAGCAGGGTAAACTAATATAGAATTATCAACTTGCCCTATAGTTGCATTGTAATCAGGTATATGTAAATCACCGCCCCTTGCGTTTTTTTATTTACAAATAATCACGTTTACAGCTCCGATTATATTACCTGCATCACGATGAAAAGGTGCTGAAATATTATAATTTGAAATTGAACTTGTAAATAAGTTTCCGAATTTCCATTTCTCTGGTACTTGCTTAAATAATTCTATTTGCTGTTCGTATTGTTTTGGCAGTATTTCTTTTATCAGTTGCTCGCTTTCTTTTGCTAAAAGTAACATTGCTTTTATAAAAGTTTGTGCAGTTTTTATACCGTGTACACTTGATTTTGTAGCATAATTTCTGCGCATATGTGGTTTTGGCGGAACACTCCCTAAAATAGTTGAATATTGCAAAACAACATTTTTATATTTATACCTCCCTGTTTTTTCGTCTACTCCGTCTGTGGGGGCTCTTTTCATTTCATTTTTAGGAACGTTTTTAGACCTTAATTCTAAATTCGCTAAATCAGCAAGTTTACACATCTTTTCAGGCATTTTAGTCATATAAAAACCTACTGGCTCCCCATCAGCATAAAAGATGCAATCTTCTAATACATTTGGTTCAATATACTCACACTCTTCTCCTATTTTTCTGCTATGTTCGATTTGTATTAAATCTATTCGTTTCATAATTTATTTTTTTCAGCTTTTAAAAACTCGATAATCATTGCACCAACATAAGCATTCCTTTCTCTCCAAAATTTTACAAGCGCATAAGCTTCTTCGTAATGTTCTGTCTCAAATTCAATCTGAATAGCTTTTTTAACTCCGTTAGTCATATTTTCTAAATCTTCACTAACGTCGTCATCGTCCAATATGGAATAATCTACATCAGTATTAAATTCAGGCACATCCACCCCCCAATCTTCTAACTGCTCACTATTCCACTCATTAGCTAAGGTATCCCAGTCCCACTCGCCATAACCTACATTGTCTTTGATAGTGAACTCCCTGCGTTTCTCCTCT